CGGATATGATCAGGAATAGATTCGTAAGCATAACGAACACGTTGCATAATTTCCTGTGCACCATCATATTTGTTAGATGCAATTAAAATAGTCGAATCTTCATTAAACATTGCATACCACAATAGGTAACCAGCAGCTACGGTCGTATTATGTGTGGGTATTAGTGTACGACCGCATAGAAATAAGTGATCTGTGTTATCAACTTGCAAGCAACGCACTGGGACACTGGATACCGACTTGATGTTGCGGATATATATGCGAGAATTTTTAGGATGGTTCTTTAGAAGTCGTTGCCTGTTTAATTTTCTTGGTAACATAAAAATGTCAAATGTATTTGTAGCAAAAACAACAGAATAATTATCCTTAAATTTAGTCTTTCTTGGAGTTATTGTACTTTTAATACCCAATGTCGATAATAGTAATCTTACCTCTTCTGCAAATTTTTGGTTAGATTGATAAAATCTACTAACCCCAGATTTTTCGCATGTCCCATCAGAATCCATTAGTCCGCGCAATAATTCGAGTCGGTTTTCTAGAGAATTAAAAATAAAGTTAGCCGGAATATGTTTATTATCCCAGGCACCAGTTTTCTTAAGCTGAGTTACCATCCCGTATGTTGTAAAATTTCCTACATTATCTGATCGCGGATCTAATCTAAATTCAGACACTGTATATCCAAGACTGGTTATTTTAGTATAATATATGTCGTAATCTTCTTTAGTGCACGTTATTCTGCCATCAGTGGTTCCACCCTCACCTAGCCACAATCCAAATAGATACGGGCTAATGGGTAAATTATTTTCACTAAATTCTAGATGCTTAGTATGCGATATGTGTATAGACTGCGATGTATCTTTAAACTTGATAAAACGATCAATAAGCCCCAGTGTATTTAATGTAGTGATGCCCTTATGCGGATCAGTAAATGTCCAGAGATGTTCCGCATCTGCAATTATTTTTTCTCCATGCATAAACTCGATTTCGTAACAAGGTCTATAATTCATTGTATCAGTAATAAAATTAATGGTAGTGGGTTTACCATCTGCCCCATAGATAGTATCGCCAACAGATAAATCACCTAGCATAGTAAACCCAGTTGGTGTTATGATGGGTGTATCCAGCGCTAGTGCCTTTCCCATCTGTCTGCTAACCATGTTAACAGAACGTCTTGAATTATGATAATTGTTAATTAAATCAAGTTGAAAATCAAATAGCTGTAATTTCAGTCTACCCTTAAGGGGGTGCTGAATATACATGAAATTTTGAATAAAGTATAAAGGCCCGGTTTCGGTATCAAGGCAGGCCCCCAATTCATCAATTTGAGTTGTTGTATAGCGTACCTTTGTATAGGCACGCTTTACGTACTTTTCGTCTTGATAAATTGCCATTTTATTTTTTAGTAGATTCCTTTAGGAACTTTCTATAGTTATAAACAAGTTCTTTATGCGCCTCTGCTACTGCGATTTTCTTCTGTTCAGGATTATCTCCTTGTTTAGCACCTGATGGGCCAGCATTTCTTGTTACAGGACCATCGGCACCATCGGGGAAGAAATCTCCAGGTTTCATAAAAGTAATATCATTGTATCCATTATTTAAATCAAATGCTTCTTCTATATCTGTAAGTCTATCGCCTGTATTGGTATCTACAAAATTTCCATCAGAATCATCTACACCGTGTAATATACTATATTCATTATCGCTGTACCAACTCATACGTCTAGAAACAGATCTTGCTTCTTGTTCAGACTCATATGGGCCCGAGGATATTGTTCCATTAGAATCATTAACAATATACCACCCCGGTTCACCAAGGGAATTATCACCTAATTCTATTGTTTCTTCTACACCCTCAAACGGACCTATATAATCATCATCTGGATAATCGTCCGGTTCATTAAAATCATCTAGATCACGAGGTCCTTTAAGTTGACCAGAGCCCCCACAATCACTACATCTACTTGTATCTGGATCTCCATATCGGCCTATTCCTGTTCCATGGCAAGTAGAGCATTCTCCATCATCTTCGTTATCTTCCTTACTAAATTCATCTGCAATAGCAGTAAGAATTTGTTCAATATCTTCTGGACTATGACCGTCTTGTTCTAATTCTGCATAGATAATATTGGATACTTCTTCTGGTTCGATCATAGAATCTCTCAATTCTTGTGCACGTTGAAACTTTTGCTGAATTACTTCTTTGAATGCACCTTCATCTATAATTGCAGTTTCTTCTAATCCGCGATCATTTATTAATGATTTGCGATCAAAATAATCTAACACATCTTCGGCATTTATTCCTCTGCCAAATTCGTCTTTAGACATTCTTTCTATTTGATTAGCTAAATTATCTGCTTCTGCAGGATCTATAGCAGAGCCCAAATTTACACCTAATTTTTGAAGATAATAATCAATATTGGCTTCAATTGCTTCTTGGTGTTGTGCCAATTTTTCTCCAGGATCTTCATCCCATTCGTTTAATGATGGTCCGTCAAACATTTGATCAAATTCGTTTAGTTCAAATTCTTCATCAACACCTTGCTGACCAACTCCCGGTATGGACATTACACCCTCATTAAGGATGCCAGCAAGTTTTTTTATTCTATCTAATTCGTTCATTTTTTTGCTCCTACAATACTAACCTTTTTAACTCTTCCAAAAAGGCCTACGTCATCTTTCTTTAAATTTTTTGGATCATTAAAACTATCATAGTCTTTAGGGAGAGTAGAATGATCTATTGTTTCTTTGTGACTTAATGGATTTAATTCCATAGTTACATTACGTTCCTTACGAACTTTTTCCAATTCTTGTAAGAATCCAATATTATATTCTGCACCATATGCAGGATGTTCTGTATCTTCGTAATCGTTTCCAAGACGTGTTTTATATTTTTCTTTATATTCTGGAGAATTTCTTTCGATGAACAAATCAGTTTCAATCTGACGTGGATCGCATTCTGAATATACTGCAAGCAATGCTGGTGAAATTCCCAAACTGTTGCATACATATATCTTAAGAAAATCAAGCGATGCTGGGTAACCCATGTTGATATCGCAAATATAAACTTCTGTGTTTTTTATATTAGGAAAATCTAAAGGACTTTCCTGAATAGGTGTTTTTTTAAATGCTGATGCCGAGTTAAGCTTGTACTTTTTAAGACAAGCTTCTAAACAATCAATCATGCTATCTGTCATATCGTGTACGGCAAATTTTAAGACATACTTATATTCTGTCTTTGTCTCAGCTACGTAACTAATAAACGATTTTTTTTCTTCTGCCATATTGGTGACTCCGTTGATATGCTATTTATCATTTATCTCCAGATATCGTTTCCGCAATCCCATACACGATCTGCACCGATAATCTCAACAGGCGATAAATCTAAATAACCGTTAATATATAGGCACGAAGGTTCTGTAGTATCTATTAATGTTTTCCCCATCTGTTCGTATACAACACGTTTATCTCTTGGAGTAATGTTTGGAAATAATATTTTTTTCTTTGAAGTTGGTATTAGAATATTATATAACATATCTTTGATCAACGAATTGTGCATTATCCATTCGTGGTCCCATATTTGCATTAGTTTTATTCCTTTACTTTCTGCTAGCAGCATTTTTGATAGATGATAATATTTCTGTCTTCCTCGTAATTCTCCGTGCCAATATGCACCGTTGCATTCTATTCCTATATTTAAGCCTGGGAGAAATATGTCTATTTCTTTACCATTTAATATAGATCTATTACCAAATTCGATCGTAGCGGTATACAATGTTGTAATATATTCGCGTATACCTTGCTCGAGTGAGCTGCATTTATGTTGCGTTGGTTTTATATTATGTTGATGGAATTTTAAAGATAGCGACTGATACGATATGTTGAATTTCCTAGCTATATCCATTAAATTCATTGTTGCATTCAAGTCTTTTAATTTTTCAAAATTCATTAATATCTCTATAGATTCAGTTGATTTTCCAATATATACACTATTGGTTACACCAAATTTCTTAATATGCGACTGAGTTCTTTTTTCTTTGAATTCACTATATTGGGACGGATTTTCTACACCGTAACGAGATACCATTGTTTTCTTCTTTTTACTTTTAACAACATCTGATTTTGACTGATGTGTTACGCCGTATTTTTCTTTTAAAGTGACTTCTTTCTGGTCTTTAAATTCTTCCGTTAGAAAATAATAATCAACACCATAGTGTTTAATAAATGTATCCGTTTTTAGCTGTTTTATTGTATCAGATTTTGATGCGTTATCAACACCATATTTTTTAATATTGGTATTTTTACGTAACAAAGACCTGCATTCGGTTGAGCATGTAGATCTGCCATTTTGATATACCTTGCCTATACTAAATTCCTTATTACATATTTGACAAATAAGTACATACATTACTTATCTTTTTTGTCGGAATTTACCAAAAATCTGAGCACTTCGTTTCTATCAAATTCGGCACCGGCTGTATTTTTTGTATTACCTGTGCCTAAATCAAAGTCAATTTGTTCTGCTCTTACTTTTTTAAGTTGTAATTCAATCATTTTAATTTTTTTATCGGCCTTTGAATTTTTAGCGTCCAGTGCTGTTTTAAGTGCCTGTACAGCAACTTCGTATATTTTTCCAGCATGCATATCGGGAACATTATTACCTAATGCAATCAGATCATTGAAAGTATCAACTGCCTTTTTAGCAATGGTATCCATTTCGTTATCGTGAGCTTCTAATCCTACTACTGTAGGTAATGCAAAATCAACTTTCTCGGCTGTTGTGAGAGAAGAATATAATTGTTGCGACTCTACCATTAACTCTTCTTTGCTTTGTATGAGCGTAGAAATTTCTTCTTCCTCTTTGACTGTAGGAGGTAAGTTGAAAAAATCCTCTAGTTTCTTATTTCCCATGAGTAATTTTCCAACCTTTATACATTCTATTCTGCGTCAAACTATTTTTTACGCTGCCGCAATTGAGCCCGTGTGTCTTGCAGGCATCAGCCATTCCTAAATGCAAAAATTCAATACCATCAGGGGAAACAAATATATATGTACTCATCATAGATTGTTTATGTTTATCACTTTTAAGTATTTTATTCATTTCATGGAGACACCTAACCTGTCCTTCTAGTTTTTCCTGCGACGATAATTCAACAGATTCATCTAAGGTATCTTGCTCTTTAATAGGCTTACTATCTTTCATATCATTAGTCCCCAAAATCTTAAATTCTGTATCTTATTATGTTTTTCTTCATCTGTTGCATATCTATTAAACGTCCAGCTATGACTTTCGTGCAGGATTTGCCCAAATGTGATTCTCATTAAGAACTCTAAATGTCATACCATGGCTTTTTGCAAATGCCTGTGCTGCTGCCCATTTATATGCATTCAACGCAACAGCTAATTTAGACTTTTGAGATTTTGCCTGCTCTAAAAAAGTTTCTTTAGCAGGTTTTACTTCTATAATTTCAGCTTTTGATTTACCATTTGCATCTGTATATGTAACAACAAAGTCAGGTACATATACTGTATATTTATTAGTAAATGGATTCAAATAAGGAATTTTAAGAGTTTCACTTGCCCAGCTTGAAATGTTTTGATTCATATCAAACATAACCATTACTTTATGTTCCCACGATGATCGAAAATATATAGGATAAGTCCCAACATATTTATCAGGATTTACTGGCTTATACTGACCTTGAACATATGATGGCATTTAAGACCTTATTTGCCTTGATTGTAAGCTTCCTTTATTTAACACAGTGGTAGCTACTCCAATCTGGTGTGTTGGATCACGAAGCTCATTAAATGATCTATAAGCATCAGGCGATAATAATAGTTTTGCAGAAATTTCAGATTGTTCTAAAAGTGCTTGAGGAGAAATACCTAATGTAAGTGCAATATCTAATGCTAATGCAGTCATTGTATCTGCATGCACTTCAGAAGATCCTCGTGATAAAAAATAAGACTTTGTTGAATTATAAGATGCTAATGGAAAATTACCAACTACGCCATCGCCTAAATAAGATTGCGATAGTGATCCTGCATCAGGAAAGATTGTAGGACCATTAGGATATTTAAATGTATTAACATATGTACCATTTACACTTTTAACTGTCTTTTGAGTACCAAGATAGGTAAGCATTTGAGAACTAAAACGACCTATTGCTGCTATGTTTGAGTTAGCCATTTTTTGTTCCGCCTGTTCTATTTACGTCTTGATATTTCCCACTTGTTGGCTTAGCAGTTGACGTAAAAGATCGTGCTACTGGTGCTGGTGCACCATTTCCTCCTGTGTAAGGTTTAGGCGATATTTCTGCCATTCCGCTTAAAACACTAGCACTCACACGTCTAGTGACTGAAGAAATAAACGCACCAGTAGTTTTGGTAATTGATGATTGCACATTTTTACCAATTCTTTGTAATATGGGATTATCAGAATTTAATAAAGGATTATTAGATTCAATAAAATCAGATATTTGTGCGTTAAAAGCAAGTGCGGGGAGTTCTAAAAACTCTCCGTGTTCAAATTGATTTTTAGTTGAATTATTATTAGATTCACCACCGCCCAGTTTTAAATTTTGTATGTTGTAGTATGCGTATTCGTATTCTATAGAAAAAGTTAATTCTAAAGTTTTGTCACCTGCTGCATAATTAAGAACATCGTGAGTAAATGCCGAAATACGCGGATTAACCAATGTAACACTATTAAATCGGCCAGCATGTATTTGAAAAATTTCAATAGATTGTATTAAGTTTCTTATATTTTGTACTGTAGATAAATTAAAACCAAAGTTATGATTATCTAATGTATCTGATACTATATTCTCTAAACCGCTTTTATTACCATTTGTATTGTTTGGTGACCGTGGTTTTCCGGTACTTTTAAATAAACTTGTGATATTAGGATTTAATTCTGGAATAATACTATTTAGACCTTGTGTAATTTTTTCCTGAAGTGTCATTGACGGTGTTGGCGATCCTTGTTTAGGATTATTTACTCCGGGCTCATTACCATCAGCAAAATAGTATCTATAATACATTTCCCAAAATTTTAATGTCTTGCCATCAGCTACATCATGAAACACCATTTTAATGGGTTCAAATTTTAAACTTGTCTGACTTAATCTTTTTCTATTGTATTGATTTAGCGGTGTGGTTTCAATTTTCATTGAGGGCATTTCGACCGATTTTATAAGTGGCTGAACTTGTGCCCAGTTTGGATTATTAAAAAAATTACTTATGTAACCTTGTGCAGTTCCAACATTGTTAAGATTTATATTTACATAATACTCAAACGGAAATCTAGGCTGATTCCTGTAAAGTGATCGTGCATCTTGGTTGAAATTATAAGTTGCATGTCGTGATGACTTCTCATAAAAGAAGCCGGCGCCGGTTAAAGATGTAAATAAACTTGAAAATGATGGCATAACACTATTTATCTTTTAGTTAGGATTCAAAATAACTAAAATACTTTGATAGAAGTTCTGCTATTTTATATGTTTTGGAATTTTGACCAAATATACTATCAGTAATAGATACCAACCTATATACTGACATAACATATCTATTTAATTCTTCAAAACTAAATATGTCAATTGCAGGAGAAGCATAATTGTTTGTTTTAAAAATGTTATCCTTATAAAAAGAATAAACTTCATTTGCAAAAGGATGTTTTAATGCCTCGACACTTAATGATTGCTTATCTATATTTGGCTACCACTATTTTACAATTGCTGTAATTGCATTTTTCGCCATCTGCCATAAAATACCTTTAATTTGTTTAAGGTATTTATACAAATAGCGTAAATCCGTCACCCAAACGTTGTTCCACCACGAGGTGATACAATATTTGGATATGGATTTCCGCCAACTGTTGTACCATTGTTTGTATTTGGACCCGATACATTTGTAGCGTTATCATAGCGAATACTTAGTGTAACTGCTTGTACTTCGTTGCTTGCATAGTCACCTTCGCCATATGTTGCACTAGTAATAAAACATCCGTCTAATACCCAAGATTCTAATTGTTCATTATCGGTACCATCCATTGAATGGATTTCCATTGAGAATTTATAATTAATACCAGCAACAGCACTTGTTTGTTCAAAGTGATTCATTTGTTTCTGAATTTGTGCACCTACCGACGATATTACAGAATTTGTGATATCATCGCGAAGTTTGATTTCGATTGGATCAAAAGAATGTTTTCCTTGTATCCATGCTACTGAATTATATGAGTCTAATTTTACTTCATCGTATGTAATCTTTGGTCGTGAGCAAGTCATTACGTTTTGCGTCATTTCACGTAGGCCATTATTCTCACCAAAATTTTGCCATACTACTCTAAATCGATACATTTGCTTAGGGTGTAGAATACCAAGCTTATTCACGTCTAATGGGATACCGAATTTTGATAAATTTGCCATCTGTTGTCTCCTGCTATATTAGCTTCTAATACTATTTATCAAAATTGATAAAAATTTATATCGGCAATTAAATTAAAATATCGCCAACAGGCGATATTTTAATTATGCAATAGTTAAGCTAGAGCCTGTATTTCTAATCCGAATTGGGACATAAATAAATTCAACTGCCTTGACTGGTTGAATTGCAACATCAATCCATAATTCGTTTCTATCAATGCGTGCTGGAGTGTTATTGCTTAAATCGCAAACAACTAAGAAGTCATACACAGCTCTCAATGTAATGAGCTCTGATAAGAAGCGATCAAACGCGTCTTTCACTGCTTTTCTTGTTGTCGAGTCATTAGGTTCAAACAAGAATGGTTGAGCAAGCATATTCATTTGATAACGAAGATAATTTTCTAAACGAACAACATTGATTCGATCTGTTGCACTTGAGTATGGCTGACGTGTCTTTTGACCAAACACTACTATACCGCCGGTTGGCATTGTACGAATTGGATTAATACCGTTGTTATAAAGAATGTCTCGCTGACCTTCATTTAATTTTGTAGGAACATATTGCCCAGCAGCGTTAACATAACCAACAGATCCTGCATTATTGACAACACCGCGTTGAAGACCGGCCGGTGCAAACCATGGATAAGCCACCTGATCGTTGTATGCAATGGTGCGAAGAGCCATATGTGATGGTGGAACAACGACATCTGTGCCATTAACGTTTGTACTTAAACCACTTGGGTACCAAACACCAAAATATTTGCTTGCCGAAGTTAGGCCATCGGCGCCATTTGTATATGCAACACTTGCATTTGTTGCCCAATTTTGCAAAGCAGTGCCTGATGCATTTAATGTGAATGGTGTATCGCCAACAACAAACGCAGTATTTTTTCTATCTTCATTTAATACTAACATTTCGTCAATTGCCTCAACATAACCCGGTGCAGCAATAAGATTAAAATACATATCTTCTGCCCTAATTTCTTCATTAGAAACAATAGTTGACTGTATTGCTCTAACAATCATAATTTGTTGAGCTGCTGTACCCATATACGGCACACCTCCTGGATTATTACCCGATGATGTTACCCAGCGACCTGTTGAGTTATTATTTGTATTATCTGGCTGTGCTGTTACTCCATCATAAACATACGGTGATTGCCACTGCTTGACATTATTTGTTGAATAGCGGGTATTCCATAATAAAAATCCTTTAGGGTATAATGCAGCTTGAGGTGCATCTGCATCTAAGTCTGGATTATTTCCACCTCCATTATTATCTCCAGTTCCAGCACCGTTGTATCCACCTAATGAATAAAGTGGATTAGAACGGGCATCTTCAAAAATAATACCATATGGCGATGTTTGATCTGAATTATCTACCAGCGACCACAAAGATCCGCTCCAACGTTTTATTACTGGGTATGGGGACATATCGGTATCAACCCAGACATCGCCTTTTACTAATGATGGAACAGGAATATTACTTCTTGGATCTGCAGATTGAATGTACAATGTAGGATTACCCGATGTTCCTGGTAATGTATAGCCTGGTAACTTACAATTTTTCCAATGATCTTGCCCATCATTAACAAGAATATCAACTGTTGACATGCCATCGCTATCTAATCCTAACAAAGAATTAAACCATAACTGTCCATTTTCTGGACCTTGTACCGGAACTGAACTAGAACCAATAATACCTGTCAATGGAGCCCAGGCTCCGGATAATGAATCACTCATTCTAAATTCTAACGAGTTCGCTGCACCAGATGGGAAAGGTTCAATATAAATCTGCCCAATTGATCCCAGTGCATCTGTGCTATAATATGCATCAGCAGCCGAATCATTAGTCAAAATTGGAGCACTAACTGTAATAAAAGACGATGTAGTAGCATCCATTTTACGTAAAACAATATTAGCACCTTGTGCTGGTGGTGTTGTTTTTACCCAAAATTTCTGAGTTGTGCCCGAATTTGTAAGATCTGGCCATACAGATTGAATAATAATACCGGCAGTGCTTCCAGATCCTGTTAATTGTACCCACGAACCAGTAATTTTAGCCCAATATGATAATATACCCGATGCTGACTGGAATATTACAGCATAATCACCGTTTACACCGACTGTTGATGGCGGAGTGTTTGTTGTACCTGTGGTAAAGTTATATACAAATTTAGGGGTAACTGCTACCCATTGTTCGTTAGGAAATACACCAGCGCGAACAAATAATCCGTAAGTTGACCCAGCGCCAGATTCATCTAACCAATACGTACCAATTGCTGCAGGGCTTGTTGGTTGGATAGGTGTTGGCTCAAGTTGTTTTGTGTCAATATCTGCACGTACAATCCTTGCCAAATTAGAAATACCAAGATAAGAATATGCTGCTAAAAGACCATATTCGTTTAATGGATAGCCGTTTAGTGATGATCCGCTTATGCTGTAAAATGTTGGATCGCCAAATGTGGACACTAAATCTCTTTGAGATGTAATTGAATATATTTTACCAGCATTTTGTTTTGCTGTACCCGATGCTATTCCAGTGCCTGTTGGATCAACTTTATCTTGTTGTGTAGCAATAAAAATTAAAGGCACAGTGCCGGGGCCGGCGCCCGCATTGATCGATTGATCGATTATCGAAATACTAACGCCCGGTGATACTAGAGTTGCCATTTTATGAATTCTCCGATAAATAATATAAATAGCCACTTTGGCTGTTTTATATATTTATATTAAGGAAACAAAAATAGCACCGATATGCAAGGGTATAATTGTAGTTGTTTAAAGATTAATTTTTATGTCCCATGTTGGTATAATTCCGTCTTTAATATTCCAGGTCCTTAACTCGTCACTTACTAACGGTATTCCTATTTTATGATAATTTATTTGCTCTAGTCTTCTATGTGTCTGATTTTCGTGCTGTACCCAAAAGTAACCGTTAATAGGAACATAGATTGCGCCAGCATTACACGCTGCATCTACTCTTGAAATCCATTCTATACTACACTGATATTTTAAAGATAGATCAAGCGAACGAGCAGTTATATAATCTCGTCTATAAGCAGTCATATGATGCACTGATTGTGGATTATCAAGTAAAGAACTATATCTTAAATCAATCCGATTCACATTTTGATTACCAGTTTGATATACAACAATTTCGTTTGTAAATGCTACTCCTGCAGAAGTATGCGATAATGCATTTAAACAATGCTTAAGAGAATCCGGAGATATATAATCGTCATCGTCAACAAAAACAACAATATCATCAAGTTGAAGAGACTCGTGGCGCGAACGAATAAACTCATTATTATCGCCACTAAATTCTATTATTTTATGAGTGCAGTTATCGACTAATGCCTCATTGACTGATCTTACACATCTTGATATGTCTCTTCTAAATTTTTTATCAGTATGAGTTACAACAGTAAGACTTAACGGCATTTAGATATTATATTCAAAATTTGATCATTAAGATTTTCAATTGTATCATCGTTATTTATTTCATAGTCAAATTTTTCGCCGGTCCATGCCCACTCGCTAAAATGAGCGTCCGAGTATATAGTTTTCATTGCTGTCTTGGCTAAAGTATTTCCTTTATTAGCAAGAATGGCAGTTTCAAACCATACAGGAACGGGACCGCGACTTACTTTAATCATTATGCCACCGTGGTCTTGTATAAATTTAACTTCATTTGGAAATCTTACGTCACTTATAACAACTGATTGATTTGGATTTTTGCGAAAACGATTTTCTATTGTTAAAAACCAAATGCTTTCGTCAAAATGATTACGCATTACGTCTGTGCCTATTAGTTGCAATGCAAGGCGTGGTGTTAAATTAGGAATATTAAGCTTGCTTGCCCACCATGTATCTACTTGTTCGCGCCATTCACGCGATTCTTGTGTTTCGCCTTCGAGCATATCTCTTGGCCAATCAAAAATCACAGCGCAAGCATCTTTTAAACTTGTAGCAAAGCTATCTTTTCTATAACCGTATTTTTCAGTTAATATCGAACCTACTGTATTTTTACCACTACCGATAAGACCACTTATGCCAATAATCATACAATCCCCTAATTTAGTTAATGTAGTTATACAAAAAATAGATTAAGTGTTAATGATTTTGTTATTTAAAATTATCCAGTTTCTTGTATATTTCAAAGGCCTGCTTCTTAAGCATATCTATGTCTCGGTCTTTATGAAACTGATAATCAATAAATTGTTTAATATCTGCCTGTAATTCTTCTGCCTTAGATTTTAGATACGGATCCGACGTAAGTCCGCTAACCTTGTGTAAAATTTTATAAGATAACAGCAATTAGCTATATTCATCATTAAATATTATTTTCATATCGGCTAAAATAATAATATTTTTATTTATTTTTCTAATTTCAGTCAATCTCATTATTTAATCCATGGTCTTTCTTGAAATTTTCTGTCCATATTCTTAAATCTTCTTGCCGTTTTTTAGATCTTGTTACCAATTTGTTAACAAATGCCTGTTGCTCTTCTATTGTTGGTATTTCTTTTTTTAATTCGTTTAACGTGTTATTTTCCATTATTGTAATAATCCTCGTACAATTTTTCTATAGTTTTATCGCATCCCGCACTCTTACCATTATTTAGTTTTGCAGGTAATAAACGAAGATTTGTCCAATGACCTATTACTTCTGGAGGCACATTATTATCAAAACCTTCTTTTCTTGAATAAATGTGATCTAGGTGATATTCTTTACCGCGTTCTAAACCGTCCGGATTAATTCTACTATATGAATAATACCAACTATTCTTTGTATGCTCTTTAACTTTTTCGTTATATAATTCAAGTGCGGATTTCTCATCATCTGTGCGACAGAATCCGTTTGCTGCTTTAGTGGCTATAAATTTATCATAGATTTCATTTGTCTTTGTTGCCCAATTCCCCCATTTATTGAAATTAGAAGATTTTAATGTTTCATATCCATCTATATTTTCTTTTACATTCCAGTGACTAAAT